TATAGAGACCAACATAGACTGTTGCAGGAGAGGTAAAAGTTGTTGCTCGTAGAGTTGCATTGATTAGTGCGTTCTCTAGGTAGTTTGACATTTCAGCCATGATATTTCCTTATCGTGAAGTTACGCGCATTTGTAATGGGACACCCGAATACTCGCCATTTTGATCTGCATCGGATATGTTTTTAATTGCTCTGTCGTACAGGGTTGCCCATGTCTGACTTCTTGCATCGTTAATTAAGTATGGCTCTGCTTCTAAAAGAGAGGCATAGACGAGAGCATCTGGATAATTAGCAAGAAATACATTGCTTGCATTACCAGTAGACAATACAGTAGGTTTAGCATAGTAGAGGATCTCCAATGTGTACGCTGTATCTGGCTTTGGTGCTAACTCAAACTCAGTTGCCAGGATTGTGTAATAAATTGGTTTGCCACTCTCGTCTGCCGGAGCATCCCTAGTAAATGTACTAGGAGACATATAGGTAACTGGGTATCTTGGGTTGCCTTGGATATGTAAATCCCTAATCACTAAGAAGTCTGTAGGTAAGGCTACCTTACCATCACCACTTACTGTTAACGCTGTAGCTGACTGTAACATCTGCCGAGTGCGTAGGTCTCTAGCCATGCGTAGCTCTGCAAAGCTAATAAAGTCGGGGATAACCGATGTTAGGTCAGATCGACCTAAGTAGTTAGCCACCGATGCTTTGAGATCGGTAAAGTTTGTATAAGCCATAATCTCTCTTACTCTTTTGGTATTTCGATGTTATCCCAGCCATAGACATACTGCCCGATGTGCCGGATGCCTTTCGATAGATCGTGATCTACCCAAGTATCAAATCCTGCGTCTTTTGCTTTAATGCAGAAGTAAATATCCTCACCTAGTATTTTGTTGTTACCAAGTTGCTCAAAATAGAAGTAAGGTTCTTCCATTGCCTTAAATACTTTTGTCTTAACCAACATTACTCCGCAGCCAATGCCATCAGCTTTACTGACTCCTGACATTGCGTTGGAATAAATAGGAAACCAATCGACAGATCCATCTACTTCGCTTATCTTGAAGTTTTTGGCTGTCGGTTTGACAGGCTCAGATCGTGTTGTCGCATTGACTCCGATAATATCCTTATCGTGAGCCATGAGGATCTTGAGTGTGTCCTTTGGAAACCGCATATCAGCATCTACAAATAACAGATAATCTGCTTTTATTTCTAGTGCTGTTTTAACTAAACTATTGCGCTGGTCAAATATTAGCGTTCCAGCACTCGTAAACAGGTCTATATCGTGTTTTGTGGTCTTAATGGTATACGCACACATTGCCACCAAATCAAACGCTGTAGCGACCTCCATTTGCCCTCTAGCAGGGATACAAATAGCGATTCTCATACCTCACCCCCTCTGGTTCTAAACACCCTGTTATCGGGGTCATTTAGCCATTTCTTGAGGGCTTTAGGGTCTTGGATATGAAAGCCACGCATAATGCCTTTAGCGTTCAGATCATTAATAATTGCTAGGGGTAATTCTGCTATTTTGTTCTTTGGGTCAAACACTTCGCCTGACCATCCTGTTTTGCCAGGATTGTTGTTGTACTGCGATTTTGTATGCTCTGCAAAATCAGTTAAGTCGGTCTGCGAGTGGATAACAATCCCACCATCGCCATCCGATAATGCTGTACGAATCTCACCATCTACAGTTTCTAAGTATTTCTTCACAGTTTGATCCACCTTTCAGGAATAATGTCGCTATCGTCTAGCCCATTGGTGAACCACTTTTTCGGTGCTACTACTTTGTTTCCTTTAGCAAGCCAAGCACCCCACCAACCATACGAGCTATTCGCTATGATATGGTTTTTAAACGAAGAAAGCAACGCTAAATCTTGCACAGGATTGCTACAAGGCATGACCATATCAGCCCATTCTAGGTTCTCTACACACCACTCAGGGTCATCTGAGAAAACCACAAAAACGCTGTTAGGGAAGTTCTTTCTAGCCTCCCTATAGTAAGCCTCATCCAACTGTACGAAAACATCTGGTAGGCTCAAATAATCGCCCCTACGGACTGTTACTGCCACCATGTTATCGTCTATCTCTGCCTTGGGTAAATAGAACTCCTTGCGGATCTCATCTTCTACACAATCAAAGTATTTCTCTGTCTGCCAGTAGCCCACCATCATTCCTGACTTGGTGATCTCTTGGTAACTATGTTGTCTTTCCTTTATTGACTCCGCAAAATTATCTGTTACATGAAACGATATAGGGAAAACACCTAGTTCATACTGTCTATTTTTGTTTACTTCATAAAATGTTGTGTTCAACTCTAGGGTTTCACCTAATGTTTTAGCAACTGCGTATCCTGCTGCGTATTGGAACATCTGGTTGCCCAGACCTCCCATAATGTAAACGATCATAGAAAAGAGGGTAGATTTTGTCTACCCTCTATTCTACTTATTATCTACTTAATATCAAGCAGATAAGTCAAATGCGCCACCATGAGCAGCTTCGTTGCGAACTTCCAAGGTCAATTCAGCCAAGATTTGCTTCTTGTCGGCATCGCCAACTTTAGCAATTTCATTGGTCTGGAATGGGCGGAGGTATGCTAATGCTGCATACTCAGGATCGAGTACGAGAGCATCACGAGTACGCATAAAGCGGTTAGGAACAATCTGCAATACACCAAAGTCGGACTGATATAAATCAGCACCGGCTAGGATGGTTGCTTGACCATTCGTAGGTACTTGATAGCGTTGTGCAGCCAAGCCAGTAAAGCCTGATACTGTCTGCTTGAGAGCAGGCGATACCATCAATACGGAAGGTGTACCACCACTAATGAATACCTTGCTGATAACATCCTTGAGGATGGTCTCAGTAAAGGTACGAGTTGTACCATCGGTACGGACTGATACACCGATTGTGGTTGGGTCAACACCAGCAGTTGTGCCAGCAGACTTGTTGGTGTTTGTCTTGATGTAAGACAACAACGAACTCATCTTACGAGCTACAGAGCCAGATGTACCTGCTGCTTGAGCTTGGTTAGCGGTAATGATTGTCTCAATATCACGCTTGATCTCAGCAGAAGCCTTTGCCAACTGGTAAGCCATCTCAGACTTACGACCAGCAAGGTCAGAAGCCAAGAGAGTACCAGAAACCATAACAGTCTTACCAACGATCTGTGTAAGGTTGCCAAGGCGTGTGGTTGGGGTGATTGTTGCCTCAGAAGCACTTGCACCTTCAACTAATGCGTTGGAAGTGGTAGCTGCTGCGAGGGCATCAGTCTGCCATTCGTGGTTAACGGAAGTCGCTTTGGTTTTGCCAATAGACGACATGATTGGGGTGTCGGTAGGGCTGATGTCATAAATAACATCGGTTAAGTCCTCACGCGCACCAATTGCGGTGTAGCGATCATATGCTGCCATGATTAAATTCCTTTATAAAAATCGTTCAAATAAACGAACTGCATCCTTTTTATTGCCAGATTTGCGTAATGCAGCTCTTTCTTTTTTTAATGCTTCATTATCAGAACTCTGCGGATTAGATGTTCCTGGTCGAATCGTCTTAGGAGCAGTAGCTACTTTCTTAGAAGTAGCACCCTTGTTTGCCATTAACTTATCGTACTGTGCTGCTTTATAGAGGGCTAGTACAGCTCGACTATCGTAAACCTGAGACAACTCTTTGTCGGTAAATCCTTGAGACTTAGCGTAATTGCGAATGTCTCTACGGACTACTTCGGCTTTCACATCATCCTTAAACTCTGGGATAGCCTCTACAAGTTTTGCCTGTTCTGCTTGGATATGCTTTTGCAACTGTGCTTGTGTATAAGACTGCTGTTCTTGGTAAACTCGCTGTCTTTCCATCTGCACCGCTTGCAACTGCTTATCTCGTTCCATCTTCTCTCCCATTGCAACTGCGTAAGCAATTGGATCTTCTGCCTTGAGTGATGCTAAGTCTTGGCTTTGATCTTGTTGCTGTAGCAATTGTTCAATGACTTGGAGTCGTTGGGCATAGGTTGCTCTAGTCTGTGCTGCTTCATCAATCTTTATTCGATCAGCTTCTACAGCCTTTCGTTGTTCCGCTAAAGATTGAGTTTTCTTCTGATAATCGGCAGTCCTACTGTAACCATTCAAAAGCTCATCAAGGCTAACTTCCACTTCTTCACCAGAGACTTTAACTCGGTAGCGTGGCTGTTCCTCTACTTCTTCTTCTTGGCTTTCAGCTTCTTCTGCACTTACATCTTGCTCCTCGGACTCGGCAGAATACTCTGCCTCACTAGGTTCTGGTTGGGCTTTCGCCTCCTCCGCTTGTGGTTCAAGAAAAGACATAAATGCATTAGCTGCACCTGATACAGAATTGTCTACACTCCCTTGTGGGTTGGTGTTTTCACTCATTTTCGACCTCTATGGTTGTTAAAAAACCTTTACACGCTTCTTTTCAATTTCGCCATTGTGTGCGATTGATTGAATAGATGCTTCAAATTCTTCTAGTGCCTTTAGTTTGACTAAGGCTCTTTCTCTACCTTCTACATCATGCTCGGCAGAACTAAAGATATACGACTTGAATGAGTCTTTCTGAGCCTGTAATAGCTCTTGGAAAAACTCATCGCCTAATAATGTTTTAGCTCTGTCGGTTGTATTCATCCAGGTATCCTGACATCACCTGTTAATTTAGCACCGACTTGTGCTGCTTTTAACTGAGCTTCTGCTTGAAACTCTGCTGTCTTGAGTTCTAGGTTAGCTGCTGCCTTCTCTCTTTCGAGTTGGATAGAGGCTTGTGCTTTAGCCTTGGCAATCTCAATCTCGTTGATTGCTTTGGCTCTGTCTGTTTCAATCTGTGCCTGTGCCTGTTGCATCATCATATCTAACGCAGGGTTAGGCTGTTGTTGTGGTGGCTGTGGTTGAGACAACTGTTGGTCTAGCTCTGGTGGAATCTCTTTAAAGAACTCCATTGAGTCTTTGTACCCTGCTGCCTCGATAAACTTACCAAGTGTATTGCGATACTGACCTACGCTGACTAACGGATTAGCAAAGCCTTGAGTCTGTAGAATCTGCTCTTGTTTCTGCATAACCATTGCTGCCATAGCCATCTTCTGATCTTGGCTACCTGTGCCTAGACCGACATTGACTGTTACATCGTAGTTGTTCTTCCACTCTCTTGGGTCAATAGAGACATACTTGCCTCGTAAACGAATAACCCTTGGCTTGTCCTGATACTTTAGGATCAAGTGGAATATGCCTGCAAATAAGTCTTTTACACCTGTGTCGGCAAAGATTCTAGCAATCATCTCTATACGACCAGAGCCTGCTTGTTGCATTGCTGCAATTGCTGTGGCTGTAGTGTTTTGTAGAATGTTAGGATCAATACCCTGACTTGTTTGCGTAACACCTGAACGCTTCTGCAATACTTGATCCATGTAATCGAGCATTGGGAACGACTGAGATGCTGTTGCCGGTACAGATAATGGCTGAACCGCACCTTGAGACTTAATCCTCACTACACCGCCTGGTGATGTGGTTAGTAGGTCATCTAGGTTTACTTGTCCATCTAGGGCTGTAACCCTAGGCATATTGGTTAGGTACAGGTTATCTAGGATCTGACGAGTAATCGTAGACTTAATAAGCTGTATGTCCATTGCTCTGTCGGCTAGACTCTGACCAAAGAACTTGTGTGGCATAGGAATAGGGCAGATGCTTGCAAAGGGAATATGATCTGTTTCCTCGTTGTCAATAATCTGATCGCCTGCATAGACTACCTTGCGGAGTTCTGCAATCCCATCACCATCAAAGTCGGTACGAATATAGCACTCGAACAACTCTACTTCTTGCATCGTAAAGTCTAAGCTCTGTGTCTCGTCTGGCATCTCGCCTGCGCTATACCTTGCTACTCTTTCAGGAGTATAAGTAAGGTCGTTGTACGCTGGCATCTTATCCACTTGCTTTTGTGGATAACCCATAGCGATTAAGTCTGAACGAGTTTTGACTGTGCGATGTGCTACAAAACGAGCATTCTTTAGGTTCTTATCGCGCTTGGCAATTAAGAACTCCTCTGGTGGCACATTCTCTACACAGACCTTACCGACTTCTTTTTTCTTCTTGATGACTACATTGTAAGAAAGGATAGGCATACCCATTGGGTCTATGCCGACTTCCTCGGTCTCTTGGCTAATAAGTTCCATCTCATTATCAGCAAACAGAAGTGTTAGTTCTTCTGCGTTCAGACCTTTGTATTCTTCCTTAGTAGGATCTTCGCTATCTTCCCACCAATACTTAACGATTCCGTTCTTCTGTAGAAGTGCATCTTTCATCCAGTTATGTAGGATGATGACACCATCGTTATCGTTGAAGAACACATAGTTTGTAAGTTCGGTAGCTTGCTTGGCGAACTCCTCGTCTCCTGGCATCCTTGGCTCAAACCGACCTAATTCGTCTGATCCAGCAAAGATACGCATAAGTTGAGGTAAAGCACCATCTACGACCTCGGCTACTTCGCCTGTTACGATCTTAGAACGACCATCTATCTCGTTGCCATACTCGTAACGATTGTAGTAGTTGATCGCCTTTGTGCGTTGCTCTACTGTTTCGGTCTCTACATAGCCGATAGCATCATCTATCTCTGCTTCGAGAATGACCTTTAGTTTCTGTTCATCCATTTATACGATCCATGAAGTTTTTACTGTTATCGGTTGCGACCAAGTAGTGTTTTGTTCCATTCCTAATGCTAAATAACGAAAACTGTCGCTGCCATGACTTGCCCAATCGTGCATTGGCTTGTCAAAAAAGACATTACGCTTTTCATCATAATCGCGCCTATAGTTCCTAAGACAGTCTAGCCCTTGCTTTACCTGTGGCATATTGAACCAACATCTCGGTAGGAGTCTACGGACTGCCTGAATACCATCATCTACAGAAAGTCTTGGCAGAACCCGAACATCTAGTCCAGCTTCTCTCAACACTTCCAATCTGCTCTTGCCTGTGCCTAGTTCTCTTACTTCTACATCGTGTGGTAGGAGTTGCTCTGCTTTCTCCCACTTGTTATCTTTTAACCAGTTGACATACCAATCGAGTCCTTGACCATGATTCTCTACATAGTCTAGTAGTCTTACTTCTTGTCCTGTTACTTGTGCAGTCCACAACGCTGTGGAGTCTCCCATTCCGAGATCCCATGCTACATATGTCCTACATAGATCATCTCGATCTATATTGCACATCCTACCTTTTTCTTCTGCTTCGTTGAGAAGTTTTCCGTAATAGCTTCCCTCCACGGCAGCCGAAAATGAACACTCGAACTCTTGGTTGTACTTATCGTCTCCCATTTCTTTTCTGGCAGACCATAACTCTTGTTCATCTATTAGCTTTGTTTCGCTTGCTTTGAACTGTAGTGCTGCCCATCCTTCTTCTTTACCTGCTCTGTCGAACAAGTCCTTGAAGTGGTTATTGCCTTTCGGTGTGCCGATAAACAGACACGACCCTTTTCTGTCTGCAAGAGCCGGTCTTATGATCTCGTTCCAAATCTTAGGATTCTGATCGCCAATTTCGTCTAGCACTACAGCATCGAAATATTGCCCGCGCAAAGAGTCTGGGTTATCTGATCCGTATAACTGTATTCTTCTGCCAAAGAAATCTACTCTTAACTCCGCTATATTGGCTACTGCTTCTAGTGGTCTTACAAACTCTGTAAGGTAATCCCAAGCCACCCTTTTAGCCTGGCTATATGTTGGCGCGATATACGCATACCTAGGGTTAGGCTTGTCATTCTTCATAGCACTCTTAATAAGTTGATTAAGTGCTGCTACTGTCTTTCCCATCCTACGATGTGCCACACCAACTACAAAGCGATGGCTATCCAACGCATCGTGAATTAACTTTTGCGGATCTCTTGGCTTGTAGGGTATGGTTACTACTCTAACCACTTGACACCGACCTCACCAGAGTGTTCTATAGCGTTTGTTTCTTTCCAATTAGCTCTAGTCTTTAACCAGAAGATAGCTGCTGCTGTATTGCCGTTCTTAGCCTGCTGGAATAGAGTTTGACCAATAGAGGCGTTGGCATCTATGCGACCATCTTCTA